CAACCAATATGTTGATAATTTCAGATCTGTCGTAATCTCTGGCAAGTTTTCGGAAAGAAATTGCATCTCTTCTTCTTAGAAAGGTTTCTTTTTTACTTCTGACAGCACCCCTAGTTTTGGTTATGTCATAGTTTTTAGTAGTAAAGTGCAACCTTAAGGCTAAATAAAGTCTGTAAACTTCAAATGGGTCCATGTTAAAAAGGTAGTTTGTTTGCCTTAACTTTCAGGAGATTTAAATCTTGTGCTTCAGCCTCTAGCTTATCTTTAAGACTGGAACTCAACAGTTTATTTACACTTTCTATTTCTATATCATTTTTACTGCAATATTCTAAAAGAATATCCATATATGGGGACTTAGTGTGTACAGCCCTCCTTTCTATATGTTGCGAAAATTCAGAGGGGGTTTTGAATTTTTTGGTAATAATGAAAACATCGGTCATCTTCTCTGGATTAGACATAAATTCGTTTACCACTACTCTAGTTATCAATCGGATTCTCCTTTAACCAACTATTGATGTATTTTATAACATCATTAGGACATTCTATATAAGGTGTTGTACATTCTACAATATCTGGCTCATTAGGTGCGTTAAACTCATACAAAACTGTAGTATCAAAAGCCCTTGCTATTGTCAATACTGACTTAGGAGAGCCTTTACCTAAGTGTACTTCTTTCGGCAAAGAGTCTTCTACTAACAATTGTAACATACCTTGTACTACATCGTCAACATGAGTATAATCACGTTTTTTCTTTCCGCTCCCATACACTGTAATAGGAAGCCCATTTAAATAATTAGTTTTAAATTTTTTAATCACAGAACTAAATTTTCCATGATCCGGTTCTCTTGGTCCGTATATATTATATAGAACCATATTAACATAATAAAAATATGGTGCATACATTTCACTATACAAATTAAGTATGCTTTCAGATGTTTTCTTACTCCAATAGTAAGAATTGGACTTATCTACAAATTTTTCTTCTGGGACTGTTGCAAAAAATAAGTAAGTTTCCCAGTGTTTTGCCCANTCACAAACTGCTGTTGTTGCTTGTNTATTTTTGTTAATTATCTCTTNCGGATTTTCAANATCACTTGTANCACGAGTAATATTTGCAAAATGAAATATTGCNATNGGTCTTGACATNANTTCTGTCAGNTTNCAAGTTGCAACATCCTCAGAAACATAANNTACTCTNGGNAAGTCCCAACGATANTNNCCTTGNCNGTTATCGTCTACTACTGTAACATGGAANCCTAAGTCANNTAGTTTTTCAACTAANTGNGANCCTATAAATCCACAGCCGCCAGTTACTACTATTCTTGCTGTTTCATAACTACTCATATTACTATTGTATCATTTTTCTCGTAATTGTCAAGGCATTAATAACTGGCATAAAAAATATGCGAATCTATTTTTGCAATTTTATTATAATCTAAACGCCAAATAGGTTTTACATGATCTGCATGATACCAAAGAGCGCCCTTAGTGTTGTCTTTATGTTTTCCTACAATAACTTGGGAAGCTAGTTGATATAAATTTTGATAATCAGATGAATTTCGTATCCTATCTGACTTTCCATCACAATACCAACTAAACTGGCACTTATCACGAATAGGCAAGTATCCATCATTGTGGCTAGCCCACCAAACTTCATATTGTGCCTGATAAACAACCTCACAAATATCGTTCGGAAACTTATCACTTTCTACACGATTTAGCGTTACAAAAGCTACTGCCTTTTGACCTTCAAGAGACTCTCCACGTGCTTCAAAATAAATGTTCGTTGCCAAACATTCAATCTCTTTCTCAGCATTTGCATACCAAGAATAATCAAAATCACGCCCCGATATTTCAGAGGCAAAAGAACTATTTACATTTTCAACTATTGGAGTTTCTTCTTGCTTATCATAAGTCAAAACAAATAACAAGGACATCCCTGTTATTACGCTAATCATAGGAAGTGTTTCTTCTACTACTTTTAACATAAAAATTTCCCTTTAGTCTATGGGCCCGTTTGATTACAAGGCGGTGCCCATGCCCCGTTTAGCTTATGCAGCTAAAGAAAATACCTCATCATTGGCATTTATAAGTTTTGTTGCGTTCACGGTAGCTTCCTCACCGATTCTCCACATGCCTTCAGTTGTCTGTCGAATCTAAAACGCCCCCATATGTTTTATTGGTGGAGGCGGGNGGAATTGCACCCCCGTCCAAACTTCCTATCTCATGCTTCAACGAATATGGTGCCGCCACCAAGAGTCGAACTCGGGACCTGTTGATTACAAGTCAACTGCTCTACCACGGCTGAGCTATAGCGGCATTTAAATATATAATTAGTCCACAACAATAGTGTGGGTTTTTCCCTGATAACTCATCGTAACGTACTTACCTTTCTGTACCTGTGTTTCTACATTGTGACATATTTCACGGTACTCAATTCTTCCTCTGTTTTCAGCACGAGTACGTCCAACATTGGTTCCTGTGATAGCTCCAAGAACTGTAGCAATATCTTTGCCAGAGCCTCCGCCGATTTGATTTCCTATAGCAGCCCCTATAATGCCCCCCAATAAAGACCCGCCTAACTTGTTCTCCACATAAACTTCTCTCATTTCACACTCTCGCTGTGTGACTGTAACATATCTAGGTGTTTCTGAAACAATTGTAATTTGAGCAAAAGTGAAACTTGGTATTAACAATAAAGCTAAAAGTAGTAATCTCATACATTTCCTCCTATAGGTCTTTTATTTATAATTATAACTTAATACTACGCTCATAGTCAAGCCTCAAATCCAACAATTTTTCAGCATAATTGTCTCTTTTTTCAATAAAAACCTGAGGATCATCGCCTTCCACACATATAAGCAAAGCTATAGTCGGAATCGGTATTTTTGTCATTTCTTCAAACATTATAGCGTAAGCGGTGCATTGCATAAAGTAATTGTCAATCCAAGACTTTCTTTTTGGCTTTCTTGATGTTTTAAAATCAATAACACAAAGTTTACCATCAAATTCTGCAATACAATCTACTCTGCCTGCCAGTCGTAAGTGGTGACTATACAAAGCTGTTTCCAGCGCATGAATGTTATTGATTCTATCTAACAACGGCTTAAATTTAAAAAACATTTCTTTGTCTAAGAGGCTGAGTTTATCGTATGATACTTCCTCATTCAAAAGTATTTGCTCACACAAATCATGTATTTTAGTACCACGGGTTGCTGCTTGATTACTTATCTTGTTAGCTTCCTCTTCACCTACTCTTTCACGCCATGCCTTTATACTGTCCTGTGTCATATATGACATAACAGTGGTAACTGATGGGTAAGAAGAACCGTCCGGTGTTTCGTACATTCTTCCGTTCGGAGTACTTTTTGCAACAGCTTCTACTATATCAATTTCTTTGTGTTTAAACATTATCATCCTAAATTTGGTACACCCTGGGGGACTCGAACCCAACCAACCCCCGGCTTAGAAGGCCGGTGCTCTATCCTGTTGAGCTAAGAGTGCTTTAATAAATATTCTGCCTGACCTAAAACCCATGGATCACGATAAGGCAAATTGTATCCTGAGGAACTATCCCAATTTTCAAACGCATAATCAAATCTGTCGCTGTATAATCCTGGATTATCCTTCATCAATTTTTCAAGCTCCCTTGCCCAAGCATCAAACTTTTCATCACTCACAATATTGCTATCCAATTGATAGTAAATACAAGAGTGTATAAGAATCTGCAAACGCCGTTGCTTTATGAGTGAAGCTATCGGATTGGTTGTATTCGGAAATGTGTATCTTTCGTTTTTAGACATTATGTTATAGGTATGTAAGTAATAGTGTATTGTGAATGTATCCCTGAAAGTGCTGCCTCAAAATCTTTCATGCCTATATAGTCTATGATCTCTTCATAACAAGAAAAGATTTCTTCAACATAGCCGTTACTAAGAACTAACATTAGTCACGGACCTCTGTGATATACTTGTGGTCAACAATAACAACCTCACCAGCCTTGCGACTGATAGTGGTATCTTTATACTGGAAGCCTTCATCCAGTTCGATGTGGTGAGCGACACCGCCACCGTAACAAACACGGCTATGGGTTACTTTGCCGCTGACGGGCTGTTTACCGTCAAGATAAAGACCTTTAACACGCATACCTTCTAAATTCCAACTCATAAAATATCTCCTCACAAGTATTTTCTCAGTTTATGCCAGTATTATAGCACCCTGTAATCCAAAAGTCAAGGAAAAAAAGCATCTCTAAGTACTTGATTTCCTTAGAGATGCTAAATTAGTTGAAAATAAAAAGTTCTTTTAAATCAAATACTTGCCCCATATTCATCTTCGTAACGCATTCTAGCTTCAATATACTCTCTTACCAATTCGGATCTGACTATATCTTCAGGGCCAAATTCAACGGAACAGAAAGAAGGCATATCTTCAGTGGTTTGAATGAATTTCTTCAGGCCTGACATGTCGTTGCGTTTATACAAATCTGTTTGACGAAAATCTCCGCAAAAAATTATTTTTGTATTAACCCCAACTCTTGTCATTATGCTGTTAATTTCCATGTCATTTAAGTTTTGGCACTCATCAACAATAACAATAGAATGATCCAATGTTATTCCCCTGACAAAAGATGTACACATAAATTTTAAATATTTTTGCTCTACCAATCGATTGTAAGGTTTGTCTTTTGTAGGAAAAAACTCTTCACACATAGATTGATATGGTGAACTGTAAATTTCAGTTTTTTCTGCTTCAGTACCAGGTAAATGTCCAATTTCTCTGCTAGGAACTGCTGATCGCACAATAATTACTCTACCATAACCGTTTTGCTTGTCCATTACTTCTTCTAACGCTCGGTATAAGGCAATGAAAGTTTTACCCGTTCCAGCACAGCCATGCAACAAAAAGGCCGGCTTATATCTGTATTGAGACATAAACTGGCCTTGAGATTCGGTTTTTGCGCTGATTGTAATCATGTCCTCAAGACGCATCTTGAGACTTGTAGATGGGTTTCTTTCACTTCTTTCATTTTGTACTAATTGAAGATTCTTTTTAGGCATGTGGTAATCCCTATTGTTGGTTATTATTAAAGAATCATAATATAAGTGAACTATCCTCCGTGTTTTTGTCTATGGGCTTGCACTACTTCTCTTTTAGCTACAGACTTATGATCTTTTTGACCATAATCTGAAGCCAAAGAACTTGTAGGATTTGCATCTGATATCCGTGAAAGTACTTCTTTAAAGCCATTGGGTGCTTTGGTTCTGTCGCCGGTACCGTTTACAGTACCAGGAGAACTTAATAGAATACTTCTAAGATGTGTGTTTTCTTTGAGGTATGTATCCCTCTCAGAAATTTTCATAAACTTTTCAGTTATCTCACCAGTATCAACATTCTCAAAATTGTATGTGGGCATTATTCGCCTCGGCGTATAAGTTCTTTGCGAATCTTATCTTTGAATTTGGGCTTCGTATTGCTTGCTTCAAGAGTTTCTTTTAAAATAGTCGTTGAGGTGCCAGTCATGTAACTGTGAGTTCCTCTTCTGACTCCTCCTACTCTTTTGTATGTAGATGGTTTAAATTTCATTGGCATAATCATTCTCCGTTATTTCTTCAATATTATCAATAATCATATTTATCACTTTAGCTCCCAAGACAGAAATTAATCCCGACTCTAACATTAAAAGCAAACACTTTTTAATATACAGGGGTTCTAACTTCAACTCTTTGAAAGTATCACGGGTGTAGCGAACATTGTCATCCCCATAAACATTCAATGCCATGAGAGTAACATCTATTTCTTCCTCGGTATAGAAAGAGATTCGATGGCCTATAACTTTAGGCTGTAATTCACTTTCTATTTTTTTAAATTCTATTACTTGTCCCATACTTCTATTTATTTATCCTAACATTTTTATCGGAAGGTTTTTCAAAATAATGACAGCAAGTTTCAAGTATTTACCGGCGCATTTTTGCAATATCTTCTGCTTCCTGTTGATTTATAATGGGCACTGCGTTAGACTTATGCATAGTCGATATGCCCTTGATTAACGTACCAGTGTACTCTACTCTCTCAGCCTTGGCGCAAGAGTCAGCAGAGGGCGCTGAGGAGACGCTAGGGTAGTCAGGAGTCTCTCTGACATAAGTAGGTTTTGGTACATACTTCTCAAACTTAGGCTTTGTCTTCTTTTTGGCCGGTAACTTTCGTCTTTTTCTGCCGGAAGTTGTGTAGCTGAGAGAATTGCCGAGATTTAAATACATGATATACCCTCATTTAAATTATACCGTTATTATTACAGATATTGAATCATATGTCAAGCGTTTTATTTATTGGGTGTCGTAAAAACGACAGTATATAAATAGTGAAAGTTAAGAAGCACACCATTTATTGTGTCGGAATATTGACACTTGAGAGGATATCGATGAATCGCATATTTCCTTTCGTTATGCTCCTGATGACCCCTATACTATCTAATAATGTTCAAGCACAAGCTACCGGAACGTGTACTACTGGTACTCAATACTGTGAGGGATCTACTGCGGCTACTACAATTAACTCAACGTCTACTGCAACATCAACTGCAACTACGACAAACACCAACACCAACAATAATACTAACACCAACAATAACACTAGTACAAACACGAATACCAACACGAATAACAATACAAATGTCAACACCAGTACTAGCACCAATACAAACACCAACACTAATAATAACATAATGAGTGGTGGTACTAATAATACCAATACCAACACCAATGTTAATACAAGTACTAGCACGAGCAACAATACCAACACAAGTACTAACACTAACAATAACACTAACAATAACACGAACACCAATACTAACACTAATAACTCAACTGTGAATAACACCACAACGAGTAACAGTACCAGCAACAATACAAGTGTTAGTTCAAGTACTTCTTCGTCAACTAGCGATAACCTTAACCGAAATGTTAGTGAATCTTCTAGTAACAACACTAGTAATAGTACTAGCACGGTAACAACCGATAATACTAACAATAATGTCAATCAAAACATTAATCAGTCTACTTCGTCACAGAGAGTGGTTCAGGACATAAACTCTCCACCACCATCTGCAATTGCTCCATCAATTGGATCATCATATTCGCAGGATCTATGTACTACAGGAGTCAGTGGCGCTGTGCAGACGCAAATATTCGGATTGTCTGCTGGTAAGAGCGTAACCGATACAAACTGCGAGCGTATAAAGCTCTCTAAGACGCTCTACGACATGGGAATGAGAGTAGCTGCTGTTTCACTCATGTGCCAAGACGAACGTGTCTGGACGGCTATGAAGATGGCTGGTACGCCCTGTCCCTATGAAGGGATGATTGGTGAAGAAGCTGGACTAGCATGGGAAGAGAATCTTACAGATGTTCCTGGTGTCTCCAAGAGAGATGCGAGGAGAATGGATTCGTCTCCTAACATGCCTAACTAATGAGAATCGTTCTCACTATAGCTCTGTGTATCTTATGTGGCAGTGCCTTCGGGCAGTCTGTGCTTAGTGATTTAAGCAATGACCCAAATGCCACAGAGATTCATATGAATGATTTGAAACAAACGACAGTTAACCTAGGATTCGACTTTCCTTTTTATGACTCTCTTCATGATGATGTAATTGTGACGTACACGGGAGTATTAAACTTCCAGGACCACAATAGTGGGGGTAACTTTTGTTGTTTGGGCAGAGACCTGACAGATACTACCATGCAGGCAAATGCAGGCCCTACTGGGTATGCAAGGTATTGGAATTATTCCATATATGGTCTGTGGACTGACCTAGACATAGAGTACGCAGCTAATCCATGGTATAAAACAACAGACAGCATGGCTATATTTGGTTGGTATGATGTTCCAGAGTGGTATAGAAGA